TCAAGTTTTTGATATTCCTATTGGTTTCTTAGGTGGTGCTGGTGGTGCAAAAATAAGCCAAATTTTGGGTGATATTATTGCCAAGGTTAAAAGCAAGCCATCTGCTGTTCTTGATTCTGATGGCAACTTAAAGCCAGCAGTCAGAACTCAATTAACTGAATTAGGTTTAGACCCAGACAATATAACAGCGGAATTGGCTGCAAAAATAAGACAGCAAGTGGCTAGTGTCGGCCAGCCACAGGCAGCGGCAAGTCTTGCAGAAGCGGAAAGTCTTCCAACACCAATTCCGTTAACTAGAGGCGAGGCTTCTGGCTCAAAAGCACAGCAATTATTTGAAGATCAAGTTGAAAGCGGAATGTTTGGTGATCCTGCCATGCTTACAATGAAAGCTAGAAGAGCGCAGCAACAAGCCGCTATTCAAGAAAATGTGGGACAAATTAAAAGTGGAATGGGCGGCGAGGAAGTTACTCAAGCCGGTGTTGGTGGCATCGCTGCTCAGGAAGCATTAGCGGCTCAAAGGGCGGCGGAAAGGCGTGTTGCGTCTCAGATGTTTACTGACGCAGATCAAGCTGGTTATGCTTTTGTTTCTCCTAATTTGGCTGGTGCTGTTGCTGATGATTTGCGCGGGGTTTTAAGAACTTTCAACCCTAGTGAGGTTTCAGTAACAACAAGCGTTGTCGATGAAATGGAGGACATTTTAGCGCGTGGTGGCGATGTTAAGCAGTTATTTCAATTGCGCCAAAGATTAGTAAATACTGGCGCTGGTGGAACCCCAGAACAAACTGCTGCAAGTCGTGTAAGGCGTCAACTTGATAACTCTCTTGAAGCGTTAATAGATCAGCAACTTTTAACAGGCGATCCCGAGGCCGTTACAAAACAACTTGCCGCAATAAAAAATTATTCAGATTTTGCAAGCAAATGGAAGTCTGACGGGGTTCTTAGTAAATTAACTGATGTCGTTGGTCGTGATGGTCAGCGAGTATTTAAGCAAGCACCCGAAAGCGTAGCTAATTTTTTATTTGGAGCTAATGGTTCAAAGTTAGTAAGTGCTCCACAAATGGCTCGTGATTTAATTACTTTAAAAAAGACATTGCCAAGTGAACAATGGAACCAGCTTCGGCAAGAAGCGTTTCTTTTGATGGCAAATAGAGCGCAAAAAGCTGGTGATGATGGAATGGAAATTTCTGGAACAAAATTTCAAACATTTTGGAACAACATGAAAAATCAAAACCCAGCTTTAGTAAAGGGTTTGTTTACACCAAATGAAATAAGAACTATTTCGCAATTTGCTTCAGTCTCGGCAAGAGTTACTGGCGGCGCGAAAAACTATAGCAACTCAACCACTGCGGCTGGTGGGCTTATCCAAAAAATAGCTGGGTTTTTGGGTGACACAACTGTTGCCAAATTAGCAATCCGAGCGCCAATCATCAAAGGTATTACTCAGGCTGTAGCTGGAGCAAAGGCAGATGAAGCATTTAAAATACCTTTAGGCAAAGCCACTCAACCACTTAGCGGCGCTGCTGGTGCTGGATTAGCTGGTGAAGTTGGTGGCGATCCGTTGTATGATCTCTATCAAGGCATAACTGGCGTTGAAATACCGCGATAAAAGGACTTAAAAATGCGTATTGAACCAATGGATAAAGACACGGTTGAAGGCATCGTCCAAAAGGCGGTGCAAGATGCTGTTGATTTTATTGAGAGCGAAATCTCTGAACCAAGGGTCAGGGCGCAGCGTTACTTTGATGGCAAGGTAGATATTGGTCATGAGCAGGGCCGATCAAAGGTCGTTGCCACAAAGTGCCGTGATGTTGTTCGTGCAATAAAACCATCTATTCAGCGCGTCTTTCTTAGCACAGAAAACCCGGTTGAGTTTGTGCCTCGTATGCCAGAGGACGTTGCTATTGCGGAGCAGATGACGAAATACGCTAACTATAAGTTTCAGCAGAACAACGGCTATCGTATGCTCAACGATGTGTTCCAAGACGCTATGGTTAAGAACTGCGGCATTGCAAAGGTAATGTATGAGGATAAAACCGACAGCGAGACATTTACCTACACTGGCTTGAACGAAGATGAATTTATGTTCTTGGCGGAAGAGGATGACGTTGAAGTTTTAGAGCAAACCATCACGCAAGAAATCGAAATTGACGAAATGGGCGTTGAGATTGAGCGTCCTGTATATGACGTTAAAATTAGCCGCACAACTTACGATGGCGATATTCTTATAACATCCGTTCCACCGGAAGAGTTTTTTGTAGATCGGAATGCTCGAAGCATAGACGATTTTTTCGTGGTTGGGCATCGCACCGACATGACTGTTGGCGACTTGCTTGCTATGGGTTACGAGGAAGATGAAATCCAAGGTTTAACCGGCACTATTTCAACCATGGAGTCTGAAGCTGAGTATGAGCGCCGTGGTTATACCGTTGATGAAGATGATGACGAAAGTGCCGACCCAACTTCTAAAAAAGTAGTTGTTACAGAAGCCTATATGAAGATTGACGCAGATGGTGTCGGCGTCCCGCAGCTTTATCGTTTTGTATTGGCTGGCGCTGGTTACAAAATGCTTTCATATGATAAGGCAGATGAAGTTCCGTTTGCTGTGTTTGAAGTAGACCCAGAACCACACGCATTCTTTGGTAGATCACTGGTTCAGTTAGTCCAGGATGATCAAGATGCGGCAACGGCAATGCTTCGCGGCGTTTTGGATAACGTAGCACTGACAAACAATCCGGGCCTTGAAGTTGTCGACGGCCAAGTTTCAATAGACGATCTTTTAAATAACGAGATCGGTCGAATTGTAAGGGTAAAGTCACCCGGCGCTATTCGTGAGCAAGTTGTTCCATTTACTGCGGGCTCTACTCTCCCAGCGTTGCAATACTTCGATATGCTGGTTGATAACAAGACAGGCGTTTCTAAGGCCGCACAGGGGCTTGATCCAGATGTATTGCAGTCAGCCACCGCGACAGCCGTTGCGGCCACCATAGAGGGCGCTGCGGGGCAGTCAGAGGTTATGGCGCGAAACTTAGCTGAAGGCGGTATGCGTCAACTGTTTAGATTGATTGCTTCGGCAATAATTAAAAACTCAGACAAGGAAGAAATTATCCGTCTGAATAATCAGTTCGTCGCCGTCGATCCTCGAGTCTGGAACGCCGACATGGATATTGTAGTTAATGTCGGGTTGGGTACTGGCCGCGAAAATGAAAAGGCTGCGGTTCTGCGCGAGACTGTTCAGATGCAGATGAGCATTTGGCAGCAATACGGCCCAAATAATGGCATGGTCACGATGACTAATATTCGCAACACTCTTGGCGATATGTTGTCTGCGGTTGGTCTTAAAAATTCAGATCGTTATTATCAACCAGTTACGCCAGAAAGCGAACAGCAGCTAATTGCTCAAAAGCAGCAAGAGGCAATGATGGCGCAACAACAACAGCAGCAAGGCGGCGCTCCAGCATCTGATCCAAACCAAGCGTTTTTAATGGCAGAGCAAATGAAGGCGCAAAGCAAAGTTCAAGTCGATATGGCGAAGTTGCAATTGGATGCACAAAAAGCATCTGCCGATCAGCAATTTAAAATGCACGAACTTGCTATGAAGGACGATTTGAAGCGTGATGAGATGGTTCAAGACCTTGCCGTTGAAGTCGCGAAGATTTTGGGCCAGTATAACGCAACTGTGAATGTTGCTTCTGTCAAAGCAGAACAGGACGCGACACGCGCACACAACGAACAAATGATGGGCGGTTATGGATTACAAGGTTAGGGCAGCACGATCCCGGTCGTTAATGCAAAACGAACATTTCCAGCTAATCATGAAGGATTTGCGAGACCAGCAACTTGAGGGTTTTGCGAATAGTAGCGCCGACGAAGTGGAAAAACGTGAAGACGCTCACGCCATTTTGAGAGCATTAAACCAGATTGAGTATATTCTCCAAGCGGACGTAAACGCTGAGATGCTCATAGAAAAGAAGGGTAAGCACCGCAATGCCGACTGATCCTAACGATGGAAGCATAGCTTCTGTAACTGAAATGCTGATGGAAACCCCGCAGCAAGATAATTCAAGCGAGGCTGTTGAGGCTTCCGAGGAGGTAACTGAGGGCGCTCAGACTGAACCGGAAGAGGTAATGGCTGAGAGCGAGGATGACACTAGCTACGATAGTGATGATGAGGCTGTAGAGCCTGATTATGAAAATGTAGATGAGGATGAATACACCGACGAGCCAGCCGCTCCTGTGGAGCTTTCTGACGATCTTGAACTTGAAATAAAGTCAGATGGTCAACTAAAGAAAGTGACCCTGCAAGAGCTAAAGCGTGGCTACGCTGGGCAAGATTACGTCCAAAAGGGTATGGAACAAAATGCTAATTCTCGTAAAGAGTTGGAGCAATTGAACCAAACCATGCAACAAGAACGTGAACAGTTTTTGCAACGCATCAACCAACTCGAAAATGGTGAACTTTCACAAATGCCTCAGAAGCCACCAAAGGAGCTGCAAAACAGCGACCCTTTAGGCTATTTGGAGCAAATGGAAGAATACCGCGAAAATGCGGCAAAATTTGAAAGCCTTAAACAAGAGGCTGAACAAGTTAGGCAGCAGCAACAGGCACAACAGGCGCAAGCCAATAACGCCTATATTGCTCAACAAGCTGAAATTCTGAAACAAGAAATTCCAGAGCTGCGCGATCCAGAAAAGGGCAAAAAACTCTTATCTGATATTCACGCAACGGCCACTGGTTATTATGGCGTTCCAGAAGAAATCGTTAGCTCGTTGACACACGGATGGGAATTCAAAATCATGCGTGACGCGGTAGCTTATCAAAAGCTCAAGGGAACAAAGGACAAAGTCGCAGAAAAGTCAAAAACTGCGCGTCCTATGGTTAAACCGGGG